AACTCAAACAAACCAATCATAGCTAGGCCCACACCCATAGCTTCTGTTAGTTGTTCATCAGACAATTCATGATCATCACTCTTACATATACAAGTACCAATCTGCCCATTACCCATAGGCTTGATTAGTATTGCAATCTCGTCATCTTCTAGTACGTATGGCATCAAGTCTTCCTTTTTGTTTTAAGTGGTATCTTAGTCTGTGTAACACACTTTCCTTGCATTGTCAACCACTCTTGAGGTATTAGCCTGTGTGAGTATAAGAAGTCGTTTTTCTCACACCAATCACAGTATCTACTCTTAGCACCCTTGTATAGTTTTGCTTTAGCGTTACTGAATACAAACCGTATGTCTAACTCAGGGTGTTGCCTTCTTACTTCTATATGCTTGCGCCTGTCCTCGCTATCAAAGATACCCTTGGTCTCAATAAAGATACCGTTGTCTAGCTGAAAGTCAGGCGTGTAAGTACGGTAACGTAAGTCCTCCCATTCTATTTTAAGTAACTCATACCTTACTTTTTTCTGGCACTCAGACAAAACAAGAGCAGTCTGTTTTTCAAGACCACTCCTGTACTTGGCTTTAAGGTGACGCCTCTTAGGTTTAGGCATCTTCTGCTTTTTTTCTTGGATGAGAAGAACCTCTGTACTTAGATTGCTTATCGTTAATTTGAGTGTATGCTACATTAGGTGGCGTTAGTTTACCTTGATAAGTCCTAGAAGGTAGCTCTTTGTACTCAGGCCAACAAGCAGACTTAAATGAACAGAAGTTACACTGTCTGCACAATATTCTATTGCCTGATGGTTTCTTGCGGTATGTCTCAGGCACATCTGTAAACATACGCTCAAAAGGCTCATCGTTCTCTAAGTAGTCATACGTTTCCCGTATCTTATCCAGTACAGCATCAACGTCAACGTCCTTAGCTGAGACATACTTGTGGTGTCCATTATTCTTATTGACTACCCACCAGCCACCAACCTTCTTACCTGCTGCTGTAGCGTAGCCTACAAGCTGTGCTACATAGCCAAAAGGATCGTCAGCCTGTAGTGTCTCAAGGTCTATGAACTTATTCTTGTAGGAGTAGTCAGACGCACTCTTTATGTCATCTATTCTATCCCCTAACAATAAGTCATACTCTCCTTTGATAGGCTTTCTTCCCCCACCTAAGTCTAGTGTTACATTGGTGTTGTCTTGAAACTTAACCCCTGCTGCACTTAAGATGCCTTTAAATACAGCCTCAACTATATCACCTAACATCATGTTCATCATAAATTGTTCTGGTAAGTCTTCCTTAACGTAAGGCATATTCTTTTCAAACCAGAGTTGACACTTAGGGCGTCCTATGTTGGACATTCTAAGTCTGAACGCATCCCTTGGCCCACCGTTAAACTGCTTATCTAGTCCCGCTGATACATCAGAGGCAACGGAATTAATCACCGCCTCTGACATTTCTGCAGTACCTAAAGTAGCGTCACGCATGAGTATCCGTACAGGAGTTTCAGCAGCGTGTTCGTAGTCCATCCTAGAACGGGATTTCTTCTACTTGCACGATAGCGTCAAGTGTAGCAGGGTCTACCTGTACATCAGGCTTACGTAAAGACTTCCACTTACTAAGTACATACTCATTACCATAGTCAATGTAGTCTACAAACGCCTGTACTGTAGCGTGATCCTCTGGTAACATCTTAGTCTTAGTACCCAAGGCAGCTACAATAACAGCAAACTTATTACCATTTTTCCCTGTGTTCTTCTGAGAAGTTAACTTTATAGTATGCTCAATGGGAAGAAGCTTTTTAGCAACAATACCCTTAAGGACTTCATCCAAGGCACGTTTGCTGTCAGGACTCGTAACACCCATTGTAAAGTCAATCTCTGATTCATAGCCTTCCACAGCTACACCATTTTCATCAATAGCTTTATTAAGTTGTACTTTACCGAACAGCACCTTAGTATTCCTAACACTACGCATAAGCGTCTTAGTGTCATCGTCTAAAGCTTCCCAATCCTTGACGTACTTACTAGGCCGACCAAGGTTGAACGTACCTTTGGTATCTTTAAGATCACCTTTAAGCACTGTAGCCATAACTGTCTTGTGCATAAAGTTACTGCCAGTGTCGTACTGTGTCCACTGCTGACGCTGTGCAAACAATCGTATTGTAACACTTTTACTATAAACTGTGTTACCATCTGCATCAACAAGCTTGTAGCTGCCTTGAGGTACTACAACCTTTTCTTCCAAGTCTCCTTCCTCATCAACTACCTCTTTCATAATGGGAGCCATTACTAACTGAGACAGCCTTGCTAGTTTAGGGCCAGAGGGTATCTCTGTAGTATCTACATTGAAACCCATAGCTGCAGCAAGGTCCGACCCTGCCATCATTGTACTCAACTCATTGCTCATTATATATCCTTTCTGAGCTTAATTTAGAACCGCAGTTATATCATATCACATCTTTAGTGTCAAGCCAATTCGGTCCAATCTTGGCTTCTAAAAGTAGTGGTACGTTCATCTTTATGCCGTAGTAATTATCAATGATACTATTAAGATTGTCGTTAACATCGTTAATGACATTGATTACCTCCTTTTGTTCATCAGGGTGTATGTCTATAACCGCTGAGTCATGGACACTATTAACTATGCAAGAGCGCATACTCTTAAGTCTCTTGTCAATCTCAAGCAATACAACAGGCACAACATCACCAGTAGCAAACCCTTGAACAGGGTAGTTCTTAATCCTAGTGAAGTTAGTAGGTGTATTGTTTTCTCTTCTAGTCGTGCCGGGAAATGCATACTGTCTACCTGACACATTAGTTATCTTTTGTAAGCGTATAGCCTCATCACCTAGCTTCTTGTGCCACTTAGCTATACCTTTGTACTTGTCAATGAAGTGCGTGTAGTATGCAGCTTCCGCTTTAGTTCTGCCATACCCTGTCGCGCCAAAGAGAGGGGCGAAGGTGTGTTCCTTGGCGGCTTGTCTAGCAGTAGGCTGACCAGCATCAGAGATAATCTGTGCAGTGTAAGAGTGTACGTCAAACCCTGTGTTAATCTCTTCCATAGCTGTCTCATCCTGTGACAAGAATGCAGCAGCCCTAAACTCTAGCTGTGCAAAGTCTGCTTCCATAATCTTACCACCAGACCAACGTGAAACAAAGACACGCTTAACAGGGAACGTACCGCCTCTAGGCATGTTCTGCATGTTAGGCTCACGCCCACTAAACCTACCAGTAGACGTAATGTGCTGCGTCAGTGATACGTGCAGTACATCGTCCTGCTTGGTGAACGTATCTATACCCTCAACAAAGCTAGACAGGTAGCTAGACACAGCGTTCAACCGTTTCAAATCCTCAAGGAACGTAACAGCTACATCCATATTGTTGTCCATAGCTGTAGCCCTGAGTACGTCTAGTACATCCTTGCTTGTAGAGAAACCACTAGCACTAACCCAAGATGCACTAGGTGGGAAGAAACCAAAGCCAGCCATTCTATCTTGCTTCTTGAGTTGATAGCCTCTGGCGTCACAGTCCTTACATTTGTTAGGTCTTGCATACTTACTGCCATCCTTCTTTACTTTATACGTTTCTGCACTGCCTTCACAAGTCGGGCAAGTGAACGCCTCAGTACGATACAAAAGGTCACTGTTAGCATTTACAATCTTCTTTAAGTCTGCCAGATTCTTACAGTTGTCAAATAAGTTAGGCCAATCATCCTTGGAGTGAGGCTTGCGGCTAAAGATAACCTGAGACATTTGCTCTGGACTATTTAAGTTAACTGGTGTGTCACCCATAACATCACGCACTTGCATCTGTAGACGGGATTGTATAGTGCCACGCTCATCTTCAAACTCTTTACGCACTGCATTTAAAGCGTCACGGTCTACCTTCATACCGTCAGCTTTCATACGTGTAAGAAGCTTACATACCTCAAACGTAATGTCTCTCACTTTGATAAGACTTTGTGACTCAGGAAGCATGAAGTCTGCAACCTGAGAGTGAAACAGAGAAGCAGTGGTATTACAGTCAGCCTCAAGATAAAAAGTCAATTCTGATAATGGTATCTCATCAGTGTTGTACCCGTCCTTAAAGTAACGCTTGAGAGTATCATCCTTTTGGAAGTCTAAGTTCCTACGTATAGCAGTATTCTCAAGGGACAAAGAAATCTTTTTAGCTACACCTTTCGGTGAGATTTCTAGGTTGTTTCCTCTGAGTAAAATACTCTCAGCTAACATGGTATCCCATATAGGCCCATCGTACTTAAAGCCACACTCCCAAAGCCAAGCCAAGTCATGCTGTGCGTTGTGCATAATCAGCAGGGTAGTGTGGTCTAGTATCTTTTGGATACGCTTGGACTCAACGCCTGTTTGATCAACGTACTCCTTGTGCTGTAAGTCAAACGTCAAAGCCTCAGTGCCATCGTCAACGTCACGCACACCTACGTTAACTAGGAAGTTACCCTCTTCCCAAGGGTCAAGCATTAGCTTGCCATTACGTTTCTTTGTTGTGTTTTCTACATCTAATACAAATCTCAATTTTGTATTCCTTTCATCAGGCTAGGTACTGTGACCTACCCCCGTCTAATTCACAGTGGACAACCCCATGCCATCCACCCTTTAGCTTATTCTTAGCTACGTTAATGTGACGTTGATTGTCTTCGTCATCACCCTCAGTAACTTGGTTCTTAGCAATCAACAACATCAGGTCTGCCTCTGCTGCCTTGCCTGTCTTACTCCCCTCTAACATGGATTGATCTAAGTAAACTTTATCTTGTGCATCAGCCGACAACTGGCTCATCCATATAATAGCACAGTCATACTTCTTAGCTATGTTCCTAGCGTGGATAGCAGCAGCCTTGAGGTACACATCTGACTTGTCGCTAGTCTTTAAGGCAAACTTATCACCCATATCAAGCACAACTATGTCAGGCTTGCTGTGCTTAATGATGTTTTCTACCCACCCTAAGTCTTTACCTGTACTGTCAAACATACTAATCTGATCACGCACCTTTTTGTACCTTGCAGCAGCCAGTGCATAGTTAGACTTAATCTCGTCTGTATCCATACTAGCAGCAGCACACAGGTAGCGTTCAGCTACACGTACATACTCTTCCTCGTTACACAACACCATACACTTAGCACCCTGCTCTGCAAAGCCTTTAGGTGAGGCAATAGTAGACGCATGGAAGCTTGTCTTACCTGTGTTGGGCCTAGCACCTATAATGATAAAGTGACCACTGCTGATGCCTTCTATACGCCCTGCTAGGCTAGGTATGTTCCACTTCCATTGTGACTGCTTAGTGCCAGCCTCTAAGATGGTGTCTATATCAATGTCAGCCCACTCAACATTCATGTTAGGCATGAAGTTATCCTCATGCGCCTCTAGCACTTGGCGTAGTGGCTCAAGGGACGTAAGCTTACCGTTAACGTAGTCAAACCCTAAGTTAGCTACTTGCTCTCCTACGTGCTGCCTAAACATCCTAGACAGTACATCAGAGGCTACGTCCCTAGACATGGGAACCTCTTTGCGTAGCTTGGAGAACAGGCCCTCATACAAAACCTTGTTGGCTGTAGTCATGGTACTGTACTCAGAGAAGAACAAAGCCTCTAACTCAGAGGTAGATATATTGCAGTCATACTTTTCCATAGCGTTGTCCAACACACGCTTGATCTTGCGTACATCTTTAGTGAACAACTTGTCAGGGCATTTGATACCCTTGTGATCCTCATAGAACTCCTGATCGTGTAGGGTTCTAATTAGAGATAGCTCCATCATCTTCTTAATGCCTCCACTGATACTGGAAATAAGTTAATCATTTCACTCAGTATATATTCTGCAACTAACCTAGTCTCGTACTGAGTGTCCAGCTTACATCTTAGATTGCACATATCCATGAAGGCGTCAAGACTACCTGACCAATACCATTCAGTCATG